GCGATCGCGCAGGCGATCCTGATCACGTTGGGCATCGCTCAGCGCTCGATAATGGGTTTGTTCACTCGCCGCGAGCCGTTGCTCCAGGGCCAGGCGTTTGTCCTGCTCGGCCTGCTGCGCGCTCAAGGCGGTCTGAGTGAGTTGATTCTGCGTCTCGGCGTTTAACCGCGCCTGTTCGGCCAATTGCCGCCCGTAGCGCCAGTCCTGAAACTGCCACGCCGCGACGAAAGCTCCGGCCACCAGCAACAACAGACCAATCACCCGCCAGGAGCCGGACATAGTACCGCCCTCGCCCGTCCCCAGATTTCCAGACGATCCTGCAAACCGTTCAACCCGCCGTTGATTCGGCGGGTGATGGTGTTGAACTGGTCCGCGTCGGCCAGCTCGTTCAGGCCCTTCTGCGCCCAGAACCATGCCGCCGATTCGGCCGCCCACTGCGGTTGTTCGAGCAACTCGGGCAATGCCAACAGACGCTCATCGCCAAACAAGCCGAGGCTACACTGGCGATAGTTGGCGCGACCGGTGATTTGAATGAGTCCACGCCCTCGGTACTTTTGCCCGTCGCCATCCGCCTCGGGCGTATTGCCCAGACGCAGCGCCAGCGTGCCGGTGTCGTATTTGCTCAGGTATTGGTTGTTGCCCAGTTCGCGCACGTAACGCAATTGGCCCGACTCGTGGCCGACCTGTGCCAGAAACGCGGCGATGCGCTTGGGCGTATCGATGCGATGCCTGGCCATGGCGGCGTTGAGTGCCGAAACAAAAACGCCCGCTTGGGAGCGGGCGTTGGGCATGATGTCGATAAGGTGTTTTTCAGTTAATTGCATGATGCTTGATCCTCCCTGGATGTTGCCCCGATTGAATCACGGTTGACGGCTGATGCTTGCCAGCCATTTCTTTCTGAAGTTTTCAGGCAATAGAGCCTTGATCAAGCTGCTTCAGATTGCAGCAGCCAACCACCCCGGAGCCAACGGCCGATACTCGCTGAACGGAAAAAATGATCCCTGCGGCCAGTCACGCAACTCACGACGATAGACTTGCAATTGTGTGTATTGCTCGGTAGTCAGCGTGGTACCGCCGCCGTCCTCAAGTTCGTCCCGGTCACGCGCCACCAAACCGTCAGTGGCGGCCAGCTGGGCCGTGCGCCAGGCGCGCTCGGCGTCAGCGGCTGCATCCGGCGAGGGTGGCGGTGGATCGACCAGAATCGGGTAGCCGTTAGCCTCGCTCACGCCAATCATTTTTGGCGTAACCGCCAACTGTTGCAGTAATGAGATCCAGTAGCCCTGAGGAATCTCGATTACGTCATCGGGAATATCCGTCGAATTGATACCCGGCACATACGCGCCCTTGGTGCTGGCGCTGAATAAAACGGTGAAGGGGTTCATTCAGTAGCCCTTTGCAAAATAATTCACCGACCAACCGGCGCTGACTTGACCAGCAGCATTGCGAATTCTCAGTGTGCAGCCCTTTGCGCTGTACGCCGTTACCGCAACCATCGCCGCATCGCCCCCCGTATGTGTCGCCACCAGCGAGAAATATGCCTTGGGAAACGTCATCGGAAATGTCACGTAGACATCCCCCTCGGCGTTCGATATTCCCGTGCCCCACTGATCGATGTTGCCACTGGCGTGTTTTTGATACCCGGGATTGCTGACCATTCCGGAAAACAGCGCGGCATATTTCAAACTGGCGGTACCGTAAACAGTCCAGATGCCGCTCTCTTTGACAAAGTTGGCGCTCTCCCCGCTGTTCATCACAATCGAGGTCAGATAGGCGCCTTGGGGGCTGATCTGTGCACCGGACTTACTCGCAACCGTGACCGGTGCGCTGTTGCGGCAGTGCAGGCCAATACTCGCACCATCAGGTACCGAGGCGACGTCAGGCAGGGTAACGGTATAGGTAACGGTCCCGCCCATTCCGATCGAGCAGCCGATATCAGCGATCGATAGTTGCGTTGCGGCGGATATTCCCCGTGCACTTGCGTAATTGCCCAACGCACGCTGAACAAACTCCGCAGTGGCCACTGACCGACCTTTATCAAACTGGGCAGCAGTCAAAAACAGCGCCGGACTGCGAAGTGCGCCCAGCAATTGATCATTGGTCGTCTCGTCCGGCGTTAGACCTGCCGCCTGCACAACACTCAGAATTTCCTGCGTTACGCCATTACCCCACACAGCAGGAATCAGCGAGCCCGGCGCTCCGCTTGCAAGGTTTTCATCCACGAACCTGCCATTGACCAGTCCGATATTGGGCACACTCTTTGGATAATCCATTTTTAGTCTCCGGCTGTTATTCATTCGACGCCGAGAGTGCACGCAGCCGGCCCGGTCTTGTGACCGCTCTGCAAGTAGCAAAAATGCTATGCAGCATTCTAAGGGCCATGTACTCGGCTCATGCACCAAACATTCAATCAGGCTGCGGTGGCCAATCGACCGCGCGAGGAAAAGCGGGCTGGCTTTCGACTCTTGAAAGCAGTACCCGGTACTTTCTCCAGAGATCAAGTTGTGCCTGAGTCAATGGCAACTGCGTGATTTCCTCATCTGTGGCCATGCCCAGCGCCTCCGAGTCCTGCAGAGTGCTCAAGTCACCCTGCAACTTTGCGATCATCGATGAAGCCAGCGCCGAGAGCGCGGAAGATTTCATACGCATTGCATCTTTCAGTTGTTCTTCGTCGGGTTCGGCAATGTCGCCGTATTCCAGAGCAGCTGCCCGTTCAAACAATTCTCGACCGTGACGCTCCGGATCGTTCGGCGAAGCCGTAAAGGGTACTTCACCCAATGATTCTCTGGTCTCTTCGAAAGTTACCAACAGGTTCAACGAGGTATGTTCCACGTCGTTCCAGCAGGGCTGACGCGCACTCAGAATTGTCATCATTTCAATAAACCCTCAGGCATAGAACAGTTGAGTCAGGGCTGGCACCGTCGGCATTTCGGATTGCCCCCATGATTCGCCAAGTGCCGGCAGGTGCGCCGCCCCAGGCAGAACCGTCGGTGGCCGTGAACCGGCAGTTGACGCCGGCAGCAAGTGCGCCCGGCCCTGTAGCGCCTCCTCCGCCAACGACTAACAACGCATAAGAACCGACCACTCCTGCTTCGGCGGTTGATTGCGCAGCGACCGCTTTGGCATTACCGATGCCGTCGGTCCAGATGCTGCCCAAATCAGTTGCATCGACTTGTGCTCGCAGAGACGTACCGTCGGCCGCCCAGCCGATCATTACCGTATTGTTCGACTGGAAGTTTCCTCCGCCCTGGCGAACCGGTGTGAACCCCAGACGAGGCTGCAAAAGATAGACGCCGTTATCGGAAGTACGCCGCATATAGGGCTGATTCGGATCATTACTGGCAAACCCTGCCCAAGTAATGCCGTCACTGAGCACCCGAGCACTGACCTGGCCGGTAATCTCGGCACGCGTCATCCCATCCGTGATGCCATAGCCCGCAAGTGTCGAGGCACTTTTCGCCAGCATCACGACTTCGTTGCTGTTCTTGTTTCGCATATAAGGAGAAGCGGAGTTCCCACCTGCGAAACCGGCCACAGAACATGTATCCGAAGCGATTTTGGCGTCCAGCAAGCCATTCGTCGCACTCTTGCTGTACACGTCCGCGACGTTGGCCTTGGTCCCGGGGTCAAAGTTGGCCGAACACCACAGGTTGCCAAAACTGGTAGCGTCCACTTGGATCAAGATGTTCTTGCCGTCCCAGCCAATGGATACCGTGTTGCCAAGTTGCCCGGCGCCACCGCCCTGTTTCACAAATGCGCTGTTGGCAGCCACTTTCGTGTACGCATCCACTATGCCGTAGCCATCAAGGGTTGTCGGATTGGAGCCGGCTGTGACTTGCCCCCGAGCATTGACCATGACCTTGCGGTATTCGCCAGATGCGACCCCGGTGTACCCCGCCAGCAATTCAAACGTCAGCGCAGTGGTGCCGACCTTGATCGGACCTGGTGTGGTCAGTTGCCAAAGGCGGGACCTGTTCACCACACCTTCATCGGTCGCAATGACAAAGCTGCTGGTCACTTGATAGTCCTGCGCGGCATCCACGGCGCGCGCCCATGAGCCGGCAGCCACCACGTAAACACCGTTTTGCGATGCATTGGCCTGGTCTTTCACCAGCACTCGATCTGCCACGGCCAGTTGTACACCGTCGATGTTCTGCAAACCGCTGAGGGCAATTGTTCCCGTGGTCGCTACCCGCACCGAGTTCTTGAAGTCATGAGCGGCAAAACTCTGGATGGCTTGCAGCAACTGCGTTGAAACATCTTCCTCGGGCTCCATCCCCGCCGCTTTGATCACGTTCAGGATCTCTTGGGTAACCGCATTGCCCCAAGTTGCCGGGATCAAAGACCCAGGTGTTCCTGCGACCGGGTTCTCGTCCACAAACTGTCCATTCACCAGCCCGACACCGGGGGTGTTTTTCGGGTAATCCATACTTTTTAACCTCTAGTCATAATTGATGTGCACACGGGTATGCGCAGGTGCACTGCGATGGATAAGGCACTCCAGGGCGCTACCGGGATTTACACCAAAGCGCTCACCCCAATAACTGGCGCCGAAACGGCGGCCGATGAATTGCCGACCACCGGTATTGAGCGTCCACATGAACTGCGCCTGCCAACTGCCAAAGTGCCCTTTACCGAAACGTGAGCGCCCCATTCGTGGTGCTCTTAACTCAGTCACGCTGGCGTTGGGATAGCCTTGGGTTCTGGCGATTTCGACGAAGTAGCCTATGGTCTGGCTACCGACTGCGAGCAGGCGCCGGCGCACCGCCAGACGACGGTCGTCGAACAACGGCTTCTGTCCAAGGCACGGATCAGGCAAATTCATGACCCGCTCCCAATCGGGTACCAACTCGCTGACGCCGGCAGGATCCATTTCGTTTTGCAGGTCAACGGCGCGGGCGTCCAGACGCGACAGCTCCTGGGAAATACTCACGAGCACTGCGTCCAGTTCAGGCACTCGTTCCGGATCCCAGGCCGGACCACTGGGCAGCAAGTTGCGTAACTGGGCCTGATATTGCACCGCAGTTCTTATGCCTCCCATATGCAACCCCCGAAGGTCAGCAACTGGTTCTCGGTCGGCACGACATTGCCAACGGGCGCGATCAGTTGGTGGTCATACTCGCCGGTGGCGCTACTGATCGCTTCGCGAATATGACTTTGCAGCAAGGTGTCGCCCAGACCGGCCTCGCGGTTGTGCAAGTCATGCAGTTGCGCTTGCACCGCGGCCCGCACGGCGCTGGTATCAGGACTCAAGCGTATTTTATAGGTGACCGGGACCTGCTCCGGAGCCAGCACATGCACTTCGGCGGTCACCGGACGCAATGGTTCTATATAGGCCTGAACCTCGGCTAATTGCTCAGCCCCGGGAATCGGCTGCGTATCGTCATCGCGCATGATGAACAGGCTGACAATGCCCATGCCGCCATCGCCGCCACGGCACCACGCACGGGTCACGCCCGGCACTTCCAGTGCCCACGTCTCGTAGTCACTGGCCGAACCGCCATGGGGAATCACCCGATAGGAACGAATCACCCGCGAGCGCAGCGACTCGAGGCTTTCGCGGGCCACGCCACCGCTGAGGCCCGGCGCCAGCACCACGAAGCTGTTGCCGACAATCCCGGCAATCGGTTGCACCGGGGTCAGCGTCAGACCGGCGTCGGCATTGCCCAGGCTGCCGGCCTCCAGCGCCGCAATCGTGGTGGTGTTGCTGCCATTGACCGTAGTGCGCGCGGTGGTGACTTTGTAGGTGCGGCCATCGTTCGCTTGCAGCAGAGTGTCAACGTCGAGCACCGCGCCAGGTGTTGCAGTAAAACTGACGCTGCCGGTGGCCACTTGTGCAGCTTTGCGCGGTTGGTTCAGGCGCAACGCGGCGATGCGTTCCAGTGTCGATTCATCGGCCTTGTCGGGCAGGATCTGTTGGGCAATCCAGTCGAGATAACCGTACAGGCCATAAGCGGCGCCGCCGAGGGTGCGGGCCAGC